TGAGGTTGCGAAATACTGCAAAGATTCTGAAGAAATTTGATATAATCTGTTGCATGTAGCGTAATAAAGTGCTAAGATACTTATAGTGGATAACTAGGCGAGATAACCGGCAGAAAGCGTCTCGCCTTTTTCATATCCACCGCATACACATGCCTGCAGGTTGCTTCCATCCTTTCCAGCGTGTGGGCATATGCATGCGAGACATGAGGCGACTATGGCGCACGACTACGCAAAGAGCTTCTATACGTCTAAGCGGTGGAGGCAGACACGACAGGCATATATCGACTATCGGCGGAGTATCGATGGCGGTGTGTGTGAGGAGTGCGGGCAGAGACTGGGCGAGATCGTACACCACAAGGTCATGATCACACCGGCAAACATCAACGACGCAACCGTGACCTTGAGTTTCGATAACCTCGAGCTTGTGTGCTGGCAGTGCCACAACGCCTTCCCAGGTCATGCATGGGGACATGAAGCGACGCCGGGACCACGAGCGATCATCGACCCTGAGACGGGCGACGTGATCGGCGTGAAGAACGATGACAACGGCTGGTAGCCCCCCCTGAAAAAGAAAAAAAATGAAGGCCCGGGAAGCCGAGCCATGGGGGTTGGCGTTGCTGAGCGCCGATTTTACACTTTTTTCACAATCTTTCAGCCTATTTCATGAAAGTTTCATTGATTTGCTGAAAGAATTTACATTGATATCAAGACATCGGATGCTGACAGCGCCGATGTTTTTCTTTTGCTGGCGATCTGGAGGTGTCACATGGCTGGAAAAACAAAAAAAGACCGTGAACTTGATGCACAGGCACGACAGATTTTGGAGATCGCCGAGCGTGCGGACGTGCAGTCGAACTTTTTCTTTAAGACAACATTTGCAAGGTATCTCACGCAGCTGAAGATTCTCGACGATCTGCGTATGGCTATCGACCGTGATGGCGTGACGACAGAGAAAAGCTACATCAAGGGCGAGAGAAATGTTTATGCCAACCCATGTGTCAAGGAGTACTCGAACACTACCAACTCTGCGAATCAGACCGTGAAGACCCTCGTGAAGATGATCGATAGTTTTGGGAAAGACCCCGACGGTGCAGATGAGCTGCGGGAGTTTATCAACGGCACGAAGTGACGGAGGAGGCGCATATGACGGTATACTTTCTCGATTATGCGCAGAAGATACTCGACGGTAAGATTCCCGCCTGCAAGAAGCTGAAGTCGGAGTATGAGCACATCGTATACGCATATCAGCATCCCGGTGAGTATCACTACGATGAAGCAAAGGGCGACAGACCGGTTGAGTTTGTGGAGAGGTTCTGCAGACAAGCACAGGGCGATCTGGGTGCGCATCTTGAGCTTGAAGATTTTCAGAAGGCATTCATCAACATTTTGTTTGGGTTTGTGGGTGATGACGGCATGCGACAGTATCGTGAGGCTATGCTGCTCATCGGACGCAAAAACGGAAAGACTACGCTGAGCGCCGCTCTTGCCCTTTACATGCTGCTGGCTGACGGCGAAGGCGCACCTGAGGTATACGCACTTGCGACAAAGCGTGAGCAGGCTATGAAGCTCTACACGGAATGCGTTCACATGTGGCGACAATCCCCTGCCCTTCGGTCAGTCATCCGCAAGCGGCAGAGCGATCTGTATGCAGCCGCAAGCATGGGATTCATCCGAGCACTTGCAAGCAACACAAACGGACTGGACGGCTTGAATAGTAGCTGTGCGATCATCGATGAGCTGGCGGCCATCCGTGACCGTGACCTATACGATCTTATGAAGCAGTCTATGTCCTCACGCCGACAGCCGCTGTTGCTGGAAATCACGACGAGCGGTTTCATTCGCAATTCCATCTTTGACGCACAGTACGACTACGCATCGAAGGTGATCAGCGGAGCCGTGAAAGACGATCACTTTCTGCCTCTTATCTATGAGATGGATGACAGAAAAGAGATAGATGATGAGAGTTTGTGGGTGAAGGCCAACCCAGCGCTCGGTACGATCAAAACACTAGCATCTCTGCGCGGATATGTGCAAAAAGCAAGGGTGTCTGCTCCTGACCGTGCATCCGTGCTTGTGAAAGATTTCAATATTATCGCAAATGCATCGCAGGCATGGCTGCCGTGGGACGTATTGAACAACGAGGTGCGGATCACCGGGCCGTTCCCCCGCTATGCAATTGGCGGTATGGATGCGGCTGACAGCGTGGACATGAACGCCGCCGTGCTGATTGGTCGGCGAGCTGACAGCGATGAGATCCTCGTGAAGACACACGTGTGGATCCCGAGATCGAAGCTTGATGCCACGAGCGAAGCGACAAGAGCGAACCCTGACGGGGCACCCTATGCACTATGGGCCGAGCGTGGGCTTGTGACAATCGTGGACGACGTACGCGTTAATAAAAATGTCTTCCTTGACTGGTTCAAAGCGCAGCGTGATGCGGGCATATGGCCTCTCTGGATAGGCTATGACCCGTGGCACATCGACGACAGCCTGCTTGCAGGTTTTCAGGCGGAGTTTGGCGAGCAGGTCATGGTCCCTGTCAGGCAGGGCGTAATCACGCTGTCACAACCGATGAAGGAGCTGAGAGCGGAACTCGCCGCACATCGCATCAACTATGACAATAACCCGGTGATGAAGTGGTGTCTCGGAAACACGTATGTAAAAACCGACACCAACGGAAACATCCAGCCGATGAAAGGCCGGGAGACGGGGCGCATTGACGCTTTCGCCGCCCTGCTCGACGCATACACCGTATATGTACAGCATGCTGACGAGTACGGCTCATGGGCACGCTACGAGAGCGAAAACCCGACAAAGACGGAGGAGACGCAATGAGTATTTTCACAAGATTGAGAAACGCAATCACCTCCCGCCGCGTATCCGGTGTAGAGCTAATGACGACCGACACGCGCGGCGTTTATGCATGGAGCGGATCCGTATACAGGAGTGATATTGTCCGTGCATGTCTCCGCCCTACCGTAAGCGCAGTTGGAAAGCTGGCGCCAAAACACATTGTAGAAACGGTTAGAGACGACGGCGGGCGCGATATCAAGGTTAACCCGTCAAACGCTGTGCACTTTCTGTTAGAAGAGCCTAACGCCTATATGACCATGCAGGCGATGCTGGAGAAAATGGCGGCGCAGTTAATTCTGAACGGTAACGCGTTCGCTGTTATTCAGCGCGATGATTACGGAAACGCTGTTGCCATATATCCGATTGCGGCGCAGTCAGTAGAGGCAATCTATAGCGCCTCAGGGGATCTGTCGCTGAAATTCGGATTGCAGAACGGCAAATTTTACACGTTCGCATACGACGACGTAATACACATACGGAGAGACTACAACGAAAACGAGCTGTTCGGATCCCCGCTTGCACCGGCATTAGCGCCCCTGCTCGATGTTGTAACCACTACCGATCAGGGCATCATAAACGCCATTCGCAACGGCGGCGCTATCCGTTGGCTTCTCAAATTCAAATCAGTTCTGCCGCCGGACGATATGAAGCGGCAGGCCGATTCGTTCGCCAAAACGTGGCTGTCGAGCGCTAACAATTCCGGCGTTGCCGCAGTCAATACAATGGCCGACGCGCAGCAGGTAACGACGCACGACTACGTACCGCAGGCCGATGTAATAGACCGCACAACGACGCGTATTTATGCGCTGCTGGGCGTATCCGCTGATATCGTATCTGGCAAATCAGACGAACACGCAATGCAGGCGTTTTTCGACGCGCAGATTGAGCCTATTGAGCGACAGCTCAGCTCCGAGTTCACGAGGAAAATTTTTAGCCGGCGCGAGCGGGCATTCGGAAACCGTATTGTATTCGAGGCTTCAGCATGGGACAGCGCATCACTGGCAACCAAACTGCAATTGAGCGCAATGGTTGACCGCGGTGCACTCACCCCTAATGAATGGCGGCAGGCGATTAATTTAGCGCCGGTTCCGGGCGGCGACGATCCGATTCGCAGACTTGATACAGCCGCGGTTGAAGACGGTGCAGACAGCGCACAGAACCGCATCACAAATAAACATACAGCGCAGGACAGCGGGTTGCCGTTCGATATGCGCAAGGAGGAAAAGCACAATGAGTGAAATCAGCATTCGGGGTGTAATTGTCCCGGACGATGACGCATGGATCTATCAGTACATGGGCATGACGTACACCGCACCGCATAGCGTCACAGAGGCCATTTCAGGCGCATCTGAGAGCGAAACGCTGGACGTGTACATCAACTCGCCGGGCGGAGAGATCACCGCGGGGAGCGAGATCTACAGCGCCCTGAGACGTGCGGGCGACCGTGTGCGTATCCACATCACGGGCGAGGCGGCATCCGCAGCATCGGTCATCGCAATGGCCGGATGGTGTGACATGGAGCCGACAGCCCGCATGATGGTTCACAACGTGAGCACGACGGCGAGCGGTGACTACCGCGATATGGATGCCGCAAGCGAGGCACTGAAAGTCGCAAATCGAAGCATCGCATCTGCATATGTCGCAAAGACCGGCATGACGGAGACGGATGCTCTGGAGCTTATGGACCATGAGACGTGGCTGACGGCGCAGGACGCTCTTGCATACGGTCTGATCGACGCTGTTTCAGCCCCTCAGAGCGATAAAACAGGCGGGGAGGTACGGATGACCAACTCGGCCGCTGAAACGCTTCCTGAGGCCGTAAAAACGCGTCTCAGAGCAAAGCGTGAGGCGTTGATGTCTTACTTTGACATGCTTGACGCTGGAGAGGAGAGATGACCATGACACTGGACGAATACAAAGCGAAAATGAACGACATCAAGACCCGTGGGGCTGACGCTGCACGGGCTGGACGACTGGACGAAGCAGAGGCACTGAAAAATGAAGCAGAGTCCACACAAAAGGCTTTTGAAGCCGAGAAGGCGGCCGCAGCCGAGAAGGCGGCATTCAATATGGCAAAACCGGCACCGGTAGGATTCATCGGAGCCGCTTGCAAAGTCGATATGGAGGAAAAAAACAATATGACTGAAATGACAAATGCACGTGGTTCGCAGGACTACCGGAACGCGTTTCTGAAGACGCTGACCGGTCGCGATCTCACAGACTCTGAGCGCAGCGCTTATCAGATGGTAAACACTGACTACCCTCACACAACCACCGACGGCGTGTCCGCTATTCTGCCTGTTGAGATGCAGGACAAGATCTGGTCTCTCATCGGTGAAACGCACGCAATCCTCGGAGACATCACAACTCTCCGCAGCGGTGTTGTTCTTGACGTTCCTGTTCATAAGGCCGTTGTTGCCGGTAAGGGTAAGAAGACGACCGAGGGAACGGCTCCGGATGATGAACAGAACACGTTTGCAACCGTTCGCCTCGCTGGCAACGATTATGCAAAGGTCGTAAAGCTCAGCTATGCGGCAAAGAATATGGCTCTTGATTCGCTTGAGTCCTATCTTGTTCAGGAAATTGGCTCTCAGCTTGCAGACGCTATGGCGGCAGATTCTATCACGTCTATCGAGGGCGCCATTGACACAGGCAACAAGGTCACAGGCACTGCAACCTTTGCAAACATCACGAAGACCTTCGGAACCCTGAAGCGCACAACCGGTAAAACTGTATACTGCACGAGCTATACACTTTACAACGTACTGGCAAATCTTGCTGACACATCCGGCCGCCTGATTTTCGTTCCAAATGCAAATGAAGACGTTGCTGGTACCCTTCTCGGCGCACCTGTCAAGATCGAAGATGGCGTTGCTGACAATGTTATTCTGGTTGGCGATCCGTCCCGTGTTGTCAACAATGTCGTTACGGACGTCATGGTTGAGACTGACCGTGATATTGCGGCTCACAAGTTCATCTATTCCGGCTATGCACGTGCTGAAGCTGCACTGGTCGATACGCAGAGCTTCGCAATGCTGACCGTTAGTGCATCCTGAGGTGACTGACGATGGCGGAGACAACAGCAACAAAAACGGCGGCGGACATTCTCGCATACGCTAAGAAGTGGCTGCGGGTTTCCGCTTCTTCACAGGAGGATGAAATCCTGCAGACGATAGAGGCCGGTGTGCTTGATCTTCAGGCCGCCGGTGTCTCTGCCAATCTGTCTGATTCGCTGATCCTGCAGGCTGTAAAGCTGTACCTAAAGAGTCACTACGGCAACGACGACCGCGGAGCTGAATGGGCGGAAGCCTACGAGGCGCTGAAGGGATCACTGTCGTTGACTGCTAAGTACGGAGCGAAGACGGAGGCAGACGATGGACAGAGTGATTGACTTCACACTTCAGCCCGTCGCATCCTACAAGACGACCGGTGATCAGTATGCGGAGACGCAGAAAGCACCGCGGACAGTCACTGGCACACGTGGGCCGATCACTCGGGCGGAGTTCACATCTGCCGGGCTTCTCGGTATCACACCGTCGATGACTGTCACGCTCGCATGTGCTGACGACTACGATGGCGAGCCGTACGCTATCATCGATGGTGAGCGGTTCCATGTATATCGCACGTACGAGACGGAACGCGGCGGCATCGAGCTGTATCTGGAGAAGCGTGCAGGCGACAGACCGACACGCATTCAGAGGTGACGACATGGCATCCGAGAAAAATCTCGAGAGGGCGCTGAGTGCGAAGCTTGACGGCTACTCGGATGAGGTTGCACGTGCGGTCAAGCAGGCCGTGCGGGATACCGCCGATGATACAGCCGTGCGCCTGAGAAAGACATCACCGGGGCGAAGATATGCGAAAAGCTGGAAGCCGATTGTGCGGAAAGAAACCAGTTTGCAGATTGTGATTGGTGTGCAGAATGTGAAGCACTACCGCTTGACACATCTGCTGGAGAAGCCGCACAAGCTACGCAACGGGAAATCCACACGCCCGTCGGCTGGGTTCGGCGGTAAGGTTCACATCGCACCCGCAGATGAAGAGGCAGAGACGGAACTGGCGGCGAAGATTGAGAAGGCGATCGAGGAGGGAAGATCATGAGCACGACATCCACAAGCGCAAAGCGCAAGATGCAAGACACTGTAGAGGCGATCTTAGCGAAGACAGGGATCGATCACGCTTATGACCACGCCCCCGCCGATGCTGTAGCCCTGCCGTACATCGTCTGGACGTACGAGGAGGAGAACTTCTACGCTGACGGGGAGATTTACTACCAGCACTACACGATCACTCTGACGCTCTACGAGGCAGAGAGAAGCGACGCAGTAGAAAGCGCCGTTGGAACTGCACTCGCAGGGAGATATGCAGAGAGTACAGCCGACTATGACGAGGACAGCGGACTCTATGAGATCAGCTATGTCTTCGATATCGGCTGATGAGAGGAGAAAACATGAATCGAGTCAAATTTGGCTTAAAAAATGTTCACTATGCTGTCGCCACAATCGCGGCAGATAACACGGCAACGTACGGCGACGAGGTCGCATGGCCGGGCGCTGTATCGCTGAGTCTGGACGCTGACGGCGACACGACGAATTTCGCGGCAGACGATAACCAGAAGTACTACACGAGCGTCGCAAACAACGGATACTCGGGGTCACTCGAGTCAGCACTCATCCCAGAGTCTTTTGAGAAGGACGTGCTGGGTGCGATCGAGGACGGCAAAAAGCTGATCGTTGAAGACGCTGACGCGCCGACGATCCACTTTGCGCTGCTGTTTGAGTTCGAGGGCGACGAAAAGGCAGTGCGGCATGTGCTGTACAACTGCACGGCAAGCCGCCCGTGTGTCGCTTCTAAGACCACGCAGGGTAGCAAGGAGCCTCAGACAGAGTATTCCCCACGCATGTGGGGGTGGACCGGCGGTTGTATAGGTCGTATCCTCTGCGTTGCCATATTCCCCGCATGTGCGGGGGCACGTCTGAAAGCGGGCCGATTTCGGCCCGTTTTTGTGTATGCCAGTAAACCGTGCGCAGATAATGCATGCGCAGTCAGACGGTAGACTGATGATATGCGAACAAAATTGTTAATTTTGGTTCTTTGCCCTATAGTCCTCTGCGCTTGCAACCGTAATCCTGCTGTGTCAAGCGCTTTAACGGCAACTCCAGCTTCGTCTGTTTTTGCCACAGATCATTTTTCCGGCGTGGTGACGGAGATTGTTCCGATGACCTCTGATTCTGGCACCGTACAGGTGACGTTTCTT